GTTGATCGTGAACGTCAGGAAGAGACTGTGTTAATTCCTGTGCTCACTGGTCAAGAAGTTTTTCAAGATGATCTTATCGCAGAAGTGTTTTTAGCTGTAGATGCTAAAAATCCACCTAGTCAGTTAGACTCCGCAATTACTAAAATATTATCGTGTAAATCATCCACAGGCATAGTGAGTTTTGGCAACGAAAGTGACTATACTGTAGACAAACAAGAAGATGTTTTAATCTATACCTTTGAGTTTAGATTGAATGTCGCAACAACATAAAGGAAAACAAAATGGCTTATATCAACGTAAGTGCTCCTACAAAGAACGCAATTATCCAGATCTCAACTTCGACCACAGCGATCGCAAGCACAACAACTGGATACACAATTGGCGCTCTCCAGGATGTCACAGTAAACAACGCGGCTGGTGTCTTTAATTGGACTCAGTTGGACGTGTTCTCTCAACTAGCAGTATCAACACCTGCTACTAACAGCATCAGTGCTAACCTAGTGTTAGACTCAGCAACATTCTTTGGAACCAATGGCGTTGTCGCTAACTCACAAGCGACTCCTAGCTTATTTGCTCTAAGCAATGATGCCGCTGAAATTCAGTTCCGTGTGTATTTTGATGGAACTGGTGCTGGCAGCAAATTTATTAGTGGAAGTGGCTTTATTACAAATCTAGCCCCGACCGTTAATCCAACAGCGCCAGTCTGGGTTTCACCAATCACTATCAGTGTTAACGGTGACATCACAGCAGGCACAGTTTAATTTCGAATTAAACAAAATTAGGGCATCTTAGGGTGCCCTTTTTTATTATTGTTAAATATACAGCAGGGAGATTAAAATGGATCTAAGAGAATACTCTGATGAGGATCTGATTAAAAGTTTAGAAGCAGAAGTCGCTAAGAGCTTGAATGAAATAAAGACAGCACAAGGTGACATAGACAAGATCAAAGGACGCTTGAGATTTGCTCTAGCAGTCATACACATATTAAAAGAATCAAAGGATTAAAAGATGAAACTTACACAATTAGCCGCAAAACCCCAGTTAGTAAAGATTGAACTCACGGACGAAGATGTTGTCAAGGAGTTTGGTGAACCATTGGAGTTTTGGATCTACGACCGTCAGCCAATGGACAAGTTTGTTCGTTTAGCACAGATGCGGGGTGAGGATATGAGTGAATTAATTACAGCAGTAAATGAAATGGTGCTTGACGAAGAGGGTAACCCCATTGTCAAGGATGGGTTGATGTTGCCTACCAATGTTATGACCAAGGTCATTGGTAAGGTAGTGGAAACTCTGGGAAAGTAACACAGGAGTCCATAGATCCTAGAAGTTTAGAATCAAGTTTAATTATAACCATTGACAATCTGAGTAAACGCTATGGAATGTTACCCAGTGAGATTATAGTAAAGGCTTCTACGTTTGATTTAGTTATTATGGATACAGCAATGAGTTTAGAAAGACACTATCAGGAAGCTAGTCAAGAAGGTTACATTCCTCCTATGTCCACAGAAGAGTTGCTAAAGATCAAGGATAGAGTATGAGTTTAAATTTTAAAATTACCATAGATGATAAGATAACTCCAAACACCCTAGCCAAACAAAAGTTATTGGTTCAAGTTCCTCTTCAAGCCTATACATTTTTTAAAGCTCATACTCCTATACGCAGTGGTCGTGCTCGTAGAAATACATTTTTAAACAAAGACACTATTGTTGGCGCTTATCCTTACGCACAGCGGTTGGATGATGGCTACAGTAAACAAGCTCCTGATGGTATGAGCAAGCCCACAGAAGCCTACATCAAGCGGCGTCTTGACTCAATACTAGGAAAGAAATAATATGGCAGATCTAAGTTACAAAGCCACAGTTGATGTTAGTCAAGCTGAACGAAATTTAACCAACTTACAAAAAAGTGTAGGTGGATTAAATGACACGTTTGTAAGATTAAAAAGCACACTGGCCACAATCAGTTTAGGTGCTATTATATCACAGAGTATTAGATTTGCTGACGCAATACAAGACCTCAGTGATGCCACTGAGATTTCCACTGCCAGTATCTTAGGATTTAGTCGTGCTGTTCAAGCCAATGGTGGCAGTGCTGAAGCCGCACAAAAGGGCTTGGCTAAACTAGTTGGCAGCATTGACGAAGCCGCTAACAAGTTTGGTGAAAGTCGTATGGCTTTCGAAGATGTGGGAGTCACACTAGAAGATCTACGCACATTGAGTGCTGAAGATATCTTTAAGAAAACTGTGGAAGGCTTGGGTAGAATTGAAGACGTTACCAAGCGAGCATCACTGAGCACTAGACTACTGGGCAAAGAGTTCCGTGGAGTCAATGTTCAAGGTGTTGGACAGGGCTTGAATGAAAGTATTACGGCAAGCAGAGAGTATGCCTCTAGCATCAAGGCTGCGGCAGACACACAACAAAAATTAGAAACAGCAGTCAACAACCTACAATTGGCATTGCTAAAAGCATTAAAGCCACTAGCTGATTTTATCAACAGCATTGACCCTGGCAAGATAGATCAGTTTATGAACAGCATCATTAACCTAGGCAAAGCATTCCTAGCCCTGTATGCCATTGGTAAGATAGCCAGCTTAATGACTATGTTAAGTGGGGCTATGATGAGTGTTGGTGCTGGCTCTATGGGAGTTGCTGGTGCTTTATCTAGGATATCAGTGACGGGTGCGGCGGCTGCCACTGGCATTGGCACTATTGTCACAGGAATAAAGAATTTAGGTTTTGTATTCACTACAGTTATTCCAATGGGTGGAGGATTAAACGAAGTTTTATCTAGCTTGTTTAGAAACTTTAGTCGCATACTAGGTGGACTGGGTAGACTGATTCCCATTGTTGGACAAGTATATCTAGCATTTGAATTGTTAAACTCAGCATTAGAATTAATGACTGGCAGTGGCATTGTTGATTGGGCACAACGAGCCGCTAAGGCTATGGGCTTGATATCCGCAACCAGCAAAGAAAACGAAGCAGCCGCTAAGAAAGAAACTGACGCAGAAACTGAACGGTTGGCTGCTCGTGCTGAAGCTGCCAAAAAACAGCAAGAGGATATGAAGCGTGGTCAAGAAGCCGCAGCCAAGTTAGCCGCTGACATTGCCAAACAAGCCGCAGCCTATAAGTTAGTCAATGCCGCACAGGGTAGATTTACGCAAAGCCTATTTGACAATCTAGGATTCCAACGTGACACCGTGAGCTTAACTGAAGATGAATTAGAAGTTCGCACAAGAGTAAAAGAAGAAACTGATCGTTATGCTGATGCTGTCCAAAGTCTAAAAGACAAACAAGCCAGCCTAAGAGCAGAGATGATTGGTGAGAAAGATGCTGAGAAGATGAAACTGATTGGCAATGAGATTGCCTTAATCAACGGCACACTCAAGCAAGCTGAAAGTTTACACAAGTTAAACAAACAACAAATAGAAGAACAAGTTCCTGTTATTCAAGGTCTGCGTATGGTTGAAGCCGCACGCAAACAAGACATTGAAAATACCAACAAAGCCATTGAAGGGCAAATGGCAAGACAGCAACAACTGGCTGATATCTTACGTGGCATCAATGACAAAACAGTTGATATAAAATTCCAAGAATCACAAAAAGGTAAAAGCCCATTTGAACAGCAAGTGGCTAACATACAAGAGAGTGCTAGGAAAGCCGCATTAGACGCTGGACGTGCCTATGCCGCAGCCTTTGAAGACACTGGTGATGGACTAACTGCTGAACGTGCCAGTGAATTAGCCAATGGGTTAAATGCCATTGCTGATGCCTACATCTACATTGCTCAAGCACAGATTAAATCATTGGGATCAAGCAATGACATGATACGTGGATTAACTGAAGCTTGGGACAGTTACAAGGCTGCGGCTTTGGACACAGCCAGTCAGATAAAAGATAACTTTGGAAACTTTACACAGAGTATGGAAGATGCCTTTGTTAGATTTGCCCAAACAGGTAAGTTGAGTTTTAAGGATCTAGCCAATAGTATTCTTGCTGACCTAGCCCGTATTGCTTTTAAGAAAGCTGTAGTGGGTATGGCAAGTTTGTTTGGGTTTGCCGCAGGTGGACAAGTTATGGCAGACACACCTATTATTGTTGGCGAACGGGGACCTGAGCTCTTTGTTCCACGTTCAGCTGGTGCCATTGTGCCCAACAACGCCTTAGGTGGCATGGCTGGTAGAAGCAATGAAGGTGGCGGTGGACAGACCACTGTGAATTATAATATATCTGCGGTAGATGCCGCAAGTTTTCGCAGTCTAGTAGCTAGAGATCCTAGCTTTATATATGCTGTAACAGAACAAGGGCGTCGCAGCCAACCTACAAGGAGTAGATAATGCCAGTATTCGCAGGACCAAATGGAATAATAGCCACAATTATTAATTCATCAACACAAATTGCCACTAATTTATTTTTAAGTCAGTATGGCACTGGAACAAATTACACAGTCTATAATAATGGTATACAATATATCATAGATAAAGCACAGCAGATTGAAATAGATCGCAGACGCATGGTGGGGCAAAGCATAAGCCGCAGTCAACGTATTAAAACAGCAGAACGTAGCACTGGTCAGCCTTGGAAGTTCAAAGTTACTCCACCAGCACAAATTCCTTGGACAGTGGGACGTTTGGTCACTGAAAATATCAACACCCGAGATCGTGTTGAAGAATACACTATTAATTTAAGTAATAATCCTAAGATGAGTTACATCACAGCCTACCAAGGTGAAATGACACAGGCACAAATTAATAGTTTAACAGTTCAGGCACAAGGCACTAGCACGTTGACACTAACTACATTGCCTAGTGTATCAAGTTCAACTATATTGTTTGCTCCTGGTGACATTATACAACCAGCAAACAGTCGTTATCCTTACGCAGTATCTGACTATGTTGTTAGAGGTGTTAATACTGTGACAAATGTTACATTGAATAGACCCGTTATCACAAGTGAAAATATTACACTAACAGGGCAAGGTGTAAAAGTTGGCAACTCGGCAACTTGGCGAATGGTGGTAAGTGCTCTACCAACTTACACCTTAATCCCAATGAAGCAGGTTCAATACACTGGTGACTTTGAATTAATTGAGAAGATCATATAATGCCTACTAGTATTCCAGCACTTAACTCCACTAGCATCAAGCACTGCCTACTCATAGACATAGTAGTCAATGACACTACATACTATCTTAGCAACGCCTTTGCCCCACTAACATACCTTGGCAACACTTATACTCAGCTAGGTAACTTCTTAGGCATGAGTGAGATACAAGATGACTTGAGAGCCACTAACAATCAGATCAACTTACAGCTAACAGGCATACCCACAGATGATGGCAGTCCCAGTTACATGGGTATAGCCTTAAACAGTAATCTAAAAGGCAGTGCTGTTAGAATACGTCGTGCGTTCTTTGATGGCAGTGGCAACTACACACCCACACAAGTTTATCTAAGATTTGATGGCTATGTCAGTAACTTTAGTTTAAATGAGAACTGGGATCAAGACAACAAGATGACCAGTAGCACCATTGGTATTCAATGTGCCAACATACACGCCATATTAGAAAAGAAATACACTGGACGCAGAACCAATGACACTGATCAACAGTTTTGGTATCCTGGCGACACTGGCATGTATCGTGTTAAGAGTCTAGCTGACACACAGTTTGACTTTGGTAAGCCAAGTTCTGCTACTGGTGGCGGTGGCGGTGGTAGTAGTGGTGGCACTTATATAGAAACCGAGAGCGGACAGATATTCATACCTAATTGACAATGAAGATGATTAGACTAGCCACAGATTCAGATACACTGGTCGTAGTAGATTTACTACGCAGGTTTTTGTCTGACACCAGTTATAGTCAAGCTGAGCAAGCCAGCAAAGACATAGAGCATCTTTGTAAACTTACTTGGATTATAAAACAGCACGGCTATATTTGGTTGGCGTTTAAGGACCAAGAGCCAGTGGGATTGTTAATGGCAATCAAGGAACCTAATATGTGGTTGCCTAGTGCCCAAGAATTACGAGAAATTGTTTGGTATGTAGTGCCTGAACACCGCACGTCAACAGTAGGTGGCAAGTTATTTTTACAATACTGTAACAAGGGCGATGAACTACTAGCTGAGGGTAAAATACAAGGTTACTTTACTACACAGATGACCACAACAAAGAACATTGATTTAGAGCGTAGAGGCTTTAAACAAACAGAAACTACATTTTTAAAGGAATAAAGATATGCCAGCATTTACCTATGTTGCCAGTATATTAGTCGCAGAAGTCATCGGTATTGCTGGTGCCGCTATTTTAGGTTCAGCTGGTCTAGCCTTTGTTACGTCAGTGGTGGCACTGGGTTTAGGTATTGCCACAAGTAGATTGCTGGGACTAAGCGGAGGAGCAGGAGGCACTGGACAAGATCCCGGAGTGCGTATTCAATTCCCTCCAGCTACCACTAACAAAGTTCCTGTAGTTTACGGATCAGCTAATACTAAAGGCATTGTCACTGATGCTAGAATCAGCAATAATAATGACACAATGACCTATGTGTTGACCATCAGTGAAAAAACACAGACTGGCGTCTTTACAGTAAACAACATTTATTGGAATGATCAACTGTTACAGTTTGATAGTAGTGCGGGTAATCAACACAAGGTCACGGGCAGTATTGACCAAAACGGCAATGGCGAATTGAATACCAACTTCAATGGATTTATTCGCGTTAGATTATACAGTGGAGGCACAGGTGCTGCCAATCAGATATTCCCACCACAGGCATCAGGCAACACAGAAAGTGCTCTTACAGCATTAAATGAAGCTGACACCAACTACTTGTTGACTGACCTAGTGTTTGCTGTTATACAAGTTGACTATGACACCAACAACAAAGGTCCCAATGGTCTAGGACAAATTACTTTTGACATCAACAACAGCTTAAAGAATCCAGGTCTAGTATGGTATGACTATATGACATCCGAGAGATACGGCTTTGCCACCACAGCCACTAACATTGACACAGTGAGCTGTATATCAACTACTACTCCTACCAGCATATTTTCTGTGAGTAACCAAATTCCCGCAAATCAATTTCTAGCAGGCGGAGTCACTGCTACAAATCAAGTGCGTTATGAGATCAATGGTGTTATCAGCACTGGTGACACAGTAAAAAACAATTTAGAAAAGATCTCAATTGCCTGTGAAGCATTTACCACCTTTGACTACAGTCAAGGTAAATGGAAGATGATTGCCAATCGTGCTGCCACAGAGGGAGAACTAGCCAGTGCTTTCCACTTCACAGATGACAACATCATAGGTGACGTCGGCGTCACAGCCACTAACTTAGAAGATCTATATAACAACTTAGAAGTTGAGTTTGCGTCACGTAAAATCAAAGATCAAAATGACTATTACAGGGCAGAGATCAATCCCGCAGTTCGCAATGCCCTAGAGCCAGATAATAAACTAAGTCTCAGACTAGACCTTGTCAACAATGCCCTACACGCCGCACGTATTGGCTTAATTGAATTAAAACAAAGTCGTGCTGATTTAATCATTACATTCCGCGCTGACTATAGTGCTCTACAAGTAGAAGCTGGTGACGTTGTTAAAATTACCAACAGCGTTTATGGGTTTAATGAAAAACTATTCCGTGTTAGTAAGACACGTGAGATAGAAGATGATGTTGGTGGCATCACAGTTGAAATCACAGCCTTACAATATGATGCTGATGTCTACACAGATGAAACTTTAGAAGATAGTGCTGACACTCCAGGTAGTGGTATTCCCGCATTTGGTGGTAGTGCTACATTGCCCGCACCAAGTCAACCCATAGTAGCCACTATCAATAGCACAACTCCAGCATTTACATTATCTACAACCATTAACGCCAGCAGTGATACTGTTGACACAATTCGCTGGTGGATCAGCACTACCAGCACTGACTATGGACAGGTATTGGCTTCAGAGCCTGCTGGGGTTGGAGGATTTGCTCCTGGAACCACAGTCACTGACACTGTGACATGGCCCGTAGCTGGCACATTCTACTTTTCAGCACAAACAGGGTTAAGTGGTAGATATAGCAATTACTCGACATCAACCACTGTGGGCTTTGTTTGGAATCCCAACAACTTTGGTGGCATAAATTAGGGTTAATTTTACCCTGCGCTAAATATACGAAACAGCAAACTTCTTATTACCACAGTGATAAGATTTTACAACTTATTTGGAGACTACAATGGCTGGCGTTTTGAATTTCTCGCAATACTTGGGCGGACCGGATCAAGTAAACTGCGAACAAGTATTTCCCTCAGATCAGAGAACCCTACAATACAATTTTGGTGTTAACATTGTTAACTGGGATTTTCAGGTAGAACAGCAGGTTGTTGTAGTTGACACAGTGGCATTTGATCGTAACACTGGCACTCCAAACTTTGCTAACAGCCAAGTAATTGGTTACTTCCCAAGTAGTGTTATTGTTGATACTGATGTGGCAAGCAATCAATATCTCACAGTATTAAATTCCTCAGCTGGTATTGTAAACATCACACTACCAAAAAATATGTATACTGGCCCAATTATTGCGGATGCTCGTAAAAATGTGCCCATTAATGTAGTATCAGTTCAATGGAAGGACGCAGGCACTCCCCCACAGATTGCTAGTCATCGTTGGGCGTTTATTCAATGTTGGGAACCAGGTGTAAATCCCAACGATCCAACAACGACAACAGGCACAGGTTTTATTTCAATAGCAGTATAAGATATGGCAGCTAACAATTTTACTGTCGATCTTGTTCAATACAATTTTACAGCCACTCTTGCCCCTGTAACTAATTTTACAGTAACCATTGACGGTGTGCCTGTTACAGTTACTCCACCAGCCACAAACATTGTCACAGCAACTCAAAGTGTCAGTGTAGTTGAAGTAGTTGATAATGGCATCATCAGTATTTTAGCACCCAGTGTCATCACAGTTGACACATTTAATGGCGATGGCACATCAACACAATTTCAACTATCAGTGCCACCCGTTGACGAAGAAAACGTTCAAGTTGTAGTAGGTGGAGTAGTTCAAATACCCAATGATAGTTACACAACTACATCTACAATAGTTAATAACACGTTGACAGGCTACATTATATTCAGCGAAGCACCACCCGCTGGAACAAATAATATTACAGCAAGATATTACAGCATTCTTATAGCCAAAGAAATCAAAGGTGATACTGGGCCCGCAGGTCCTCCTGGTAATTTTACAACTGCCACAGAAATAAAGCTGGGATTTGGAGCAGGATTAAGCGCACAATATCCATCTGCCGTAGCCATTGGTGTAGACGCAGGAAGGAACTATCAAGGCACCTCAACGGTTGCCATTGGTCTAGGTGCTGGACAAAATAATCAAGGTGCTCGTGGTGTAGCCATTGGCTATGCTGCCGGCTTTACCAATCCAAACTTTAATGTTGTTGCCATTGGTAATCGTGCCGGCCACATCAATGCTGGAACCAGTTCAGTGTCTATTGGTTATGATGCTGGATTCAGAATAGGTTTGGAATCTGTAGCTATTGGTAAATTTGCTAACACAGATATATCTAGTATAACACAATCACCAAATAACACCATTGTTATTAATGCCAGCGGCGACTATTTGCCGGCATTGACTAGTAGTTCTACTTATATATCACCAATTAGATCTACTGCTACATCCAGCGTATTATACTATAACACAACAACCAAAGAGATCACATACGGTCCGGCATCATCTGTAGGTGGTGGGACTTGGGCAACACTGGCTGATAAAAGCAATGCCAATGGTCCTACACAAATATTGTTAGGTAGAAATTCAACTTCCACTAATGTTAATAGTATCGCAATTGGTAATACAGCACTAACAGGCGATGGCATTAATGTTGCTATTGGAAATGACGCTCAGGCATTTAACGGTGGTGTAGGTATTGGCAATACTGTCAAGGCCAGTGATCTTTCTGTATCAATTGGCAATGGCGCCGGCAGAAATAGTCTCGGAACACAAACTGTTAATATTGGATACAATGCTGGCAACAGCGGTCAACAGCGATGGGCAACTGCCATAGGTGATGGAGCTGGACAAAATAATCAAGGACAAAGAGCATTTGCTCTAGGCACTGCGGCTGGGCAAACTAATCAAGGTGGTGATGCTGTTGCCTTGGGATCGGGAGCAGGTTATACTAATCAAGGCAGTGAATCTGTTGCTATTGGTAATGGTGCTGGTTATATTAATCAAGGTAGCAACGCCGTTGCTATTGGTTATCGAGCAGGTTACACCACAGCCAGCAATAACACTATTATTTTAAACGCCTCTGGTAGTGAGTTAAATGGAGTGGCAGGGCAACAAAATAGTTTTTATGTTAAACCAATAAGAAAAGTCACTAGTGCTACATTACCCGCTGGATTCTCAATGATGGCTTACAATACATCGACCGGCGAAATTATATACTGGGAGACATAATGGCATTAACAAGAATTACCCGTGGAATGTTGGCAAATGGCGCAGTGGTTGTTCCAGACAACTTATACACGCCCACAACAACTGCCACATCAAACACATTCTTGGCTGGCAATGGCACTTGGAAGGTTGTTGATTCTGTCAACACTCAATCCAATTACACAGTTAGTAATCTAACAGTGACCAACAGCATCAGTGCTGGCAGTATAACTGTTGGTGGCATTGGTGGTAGTGGGTTAACAATATCTTCCACTGCCACATTTAATGGCACTACAAACATAGCCAACGCAGTTATTACCACAGCAACAATCTCTAATTTAAGTGGTATTAATAATCTAACTGTCACTAATGCTCGTGTCAACGGAACTTTGACATTTAATGATAATTCAACAATCACTAGCGCCAACACCCTGCGTGTTACTTGGGATCGTGTAGATGATAAAAGCGGAGCAAACGGACCATCTAGCGTTGCTCTTGGACGAAATTCTTTTATATTTGCTGGTAGTGGTATTTTGTTGGGTAACAACACAGGCATCTATGATGATGAAGCTATTGTTATAGGTAATAACGCTGAAGGTTGGACCAATGCCATTAACATTGGAAACTATGCCAGTTATATGGCACAGCCTAACACAAATGGAATTATATTAAACGCAACAGGCAGTCCACAAAGTGGTATTCCTGGAGGTTTGGTAATCAATCCCATTAAACAAACCAACACCAGTGGATACCAAAATTTTCCAGATAAAGGAGCTCGCTTCTTTAAAACGCTGATGTGGAATACTTCCACTAAAGAAGTTAGTTGGATAACCCCCACAGATTTGCCACTACCGGGTTCAAGTTATGATTTTGGAACCATACTAGCACCCACAGCCATTGAGCTTGACTTAGGTCCAATTTAAAGATTAAGGAATAATAAAATGACTTTACAAATACGCAGAGGCACTAACTCTGAAAGAACAGCAAAAACATTTGCCAGTGGAGAACCAGTATGGACCACTGACACTAAAAAATTATATGTTGGTGATGGCACTACAGCAGGAGGCATCGCAGTTGGTGGCGTTACTAGTATCGTTGCTGGATCAAACATCAGTGTTAACACATCAACTGGCGAAGTAACTATTTCATCAACTGCTTCAGGTGGCGTTACTAGTATCGTTGCTGGATCAAACATCAGTGTTAACACATCAACTGGCGCAGTGACTATTTCATCAACTGCTGTAGGTGGTGTCACTAGTATCATTGCTGGTCAAAATGTCAGCGTTAATACATCAACTGGGGCAGTCACTGTTTCGTCAACTTCTACATACTACAATTTAACAGCAACGAATAAATTGGACGTAGGTGTTGAATTATCGTTTGGAACAGGCACAAACCGTATGTTATGGGGACAGAGTCCTCCAGGTTTTGACAATCAGTTCTACATCACAGGACAAACTGGAAATACCAACAATAAATTATTCTTTGATCAGTGGGCAGGAGGAGTTCAATTCAACAGCGTATTGAATCCTAATAATCACATTATTCCAGTGACAAATAATGCGGTTGATCTAGGATCTCCCAGTAAAAAGTTCCGTCATTTATATGTAAGTTCCAGCACAATTTATTTTGATGAGCAAGCTCTTTCAATCAGCGCCGATAACAATTTAACATTAAACGGCAATCAAGTTGGTAGCACATTGACCTCACTGACAGTTTCAACTACTGCCACAGTGGCTAAACTCTCCGTTGGCGACCCTGCCAGTTCACAATTAAACATATTCAAAGATAGCAGTGTGTTTAGGATTACTGGTGGTGGAAATTCAGTGCGAGTTGAAGATGCTGACTATGTTTACTTAAATCCCACTAGTGCTGTTATCATCAACGAAAACACGCCTGCTCAAAGTTTCTTAAATGTCAATACTGTTCGTCCAGCAGGCACATATACTGCTGTGACCGTTGCCAGTGATCTTGCTGTCAATGTTGCCAATACCATGACCGTGGCTGGCATGACCATTGGACTAAGCAACAATGTCCTAATACCCAACATTGTCACAAGTTCAGCAACCAATGTGTTGATTCAGACACCTCCTACTGCTGGCGGTGCTATTATATTCAATATGAATCGCTTTGGCTTACAAAGACCCTTGGCTATAACACGCACTGGTGGTATTGCCTTTGACTTTGGACAGCAGATTACTCCAGGACAAGGTGCCAATGTTGGACAACTGATTATTCAAGCCGCTTCAACCAGCACAGGCACAGCCAACACACTAAATTTAACCAGTGGTGGTATAACTGGTCAAGGCGTGCTGTCACGAGGCATATTCAGCGATGCGTCAGGCTTTACCGTAGGCACAAGACCCAGTGGTGGTGCCACAGCATTTAATAGTTCAGTGTTTGACCTACATGGCGGACTGACACTACCCAAATCGTTGGCAGTGGGCACAACAGCCACAGTGAATAGTTTGACAGTTACTACCACTGCCACAGTCACAACACTGAAGTTTGGTGATGGCACCACAATGACCACAGCGGGTGGAGGTGGAGGTGTTGCCGGCGATCAAAGTGTTTATACAACAAGTTCAGTGGCATTTGCCGACATCAATATCACCAACACAGCCACAGCCAACGAAGTAGTAGTTGGCCCAGACTTAAAAGCCATTAAATCACAGGGCTATAATGTCATCGGTGTTGACGGCAACTGGCG